GAAGCGGATGCCCATGATCTCGGTGGGCTCTTCGTCTCCCCAGCGGGTTTCCTGCCTCGTGATGGTGCAAAGCCCGATCATCGTGCAGCCCTGTGCGGCAAAGGCGTGAAGGTTTTCCATCACCGCCGTACTCTGATTGGTGTAAACGAAGCTCGTAATCCCGGCGCAGCGGAGGGTGTCGATGAAGTCCTTGACCTCCTTATCCCAAAGGAAATCGTCCATCTCCAGCTCGTCTTCCTTGCGGCTGATGCTCTGCGCCCAAGCGCGGTAGGCTTTGCAGGCTCCCTGCTCGAAGGGGAATTTCATCGCTTCTTTCTCAGCGTACCAGTTTTTCAGTTCTTCGCTGTCCCAGCCGTAGGTGTCGATGATGCGCTGCTTGCGGCCTTCGTGGGCTGCGCGGCGCTCCTCGTATTCGTGGCCGATGCGTTTCAGGTTTTCAAAGTATGTGTTGTTTGCGTTCATGGTGTTTACCTCCGTTCGTTTTGGTATGTACATATATCACTCTGAAGGCACAGAATAGCAAGCTATTTCTGCGATATTTCGGGGCATAATCTACACAAATATCCGAGCAGAAAACTGTGTAATTTATGCCTCACCGGTCAGAATGAAATGCACATATTCCTTGCGGTTTTCTTCGAGGTAAACGACCAGCTCGTAGAAGTCGCGCTCGTAGGCAAGGCGCTGGACCGTATTCACATCAAACATGTTCGTCAGGCCCGTATCGCGGATCTCCAGAATCTGTTCCTTAACCTTGTCAGTCATGATCCGCCACCACCTTGCATTCATCTTCACCGTAGGCAACAGAAAGGCCGCTGCCGTTATCCCAATGCACCATGATGGAGCCAATATCGTCCACGCCGATGACAGTGCCCTTGGTCCCGATGGGAGGAGCCTGCACATCGTCCATTCTCAAAAGTTCGACGCGGGTACCGGGCTTGAAACGCTCACGCAGCGCCTGCAGGCGTTCTTTGGAAATCACTCGCATACTTCCACCTCCTTCGCCGGTGCGCCGTTACGGAAGGCGGAGCTGCCGGAGAGATTGCGGAGTAGGATTTTACGCTCTGTTTTGTAGTCCGCGCCGATAAAACCGAGGCGGAGCAGGAAGCACCGGAAGGCGTATTTGTCGTTATCGGTTTCCTTTTCCTTGGCAGTCACGCGCTTGGCGTTCCTTGCCATCTCGCAGAGAGCGGCAATGAAGTGAGAATAGGCTCTGACCTCATCCGCGTCCAGCTCGGTGGTAAACCAAGGGAAGGAAATCTTGTCGTCTTCCTCGGTGATCGAAAGGTCCGTCACACCCAGCGCCTTTTTGATCAGGCTGCCTTTGGCCTCGATGAGCTTATGCAGGTTATCGAGGGAGCCTTCCGTGAAGCTGGCCTTCGGCATCTGCACCACCAGTCCATATTCATCAGAAGCGGCTTCCGGTATCGTGTCCTCCGCAGTGGTGTAGCCTGCGTCTCTGAGTGCGGCTTTCACCGCCTCGATGGTTGCCTCGTCGGTGCGCCCGTCCCAGACCATCGTGCCGTCTTTTTCGACGGTGATGTCACTGATGACATAAGCGCAGGTCGGCATACGCATGTACACGGGCTTCATCCCAATAGTGTCGGAAATGATCCCGACCAGAGCCTTGCGCTCGTCTCCGGTTACGTTGTAGGTTGCTTTCATGGGAAATCCTCCTTTGTGTTTTTTGGTAGGTACATATATCACTCTGAACGCCAGTAATAGCAAGCATTTTCGGGAAAATATATGTACCAAATCTGGCCGGAGGATTTTGTGGTTATTCGTCGATTACTGACACATCCTCATAGGCGTAGGTCAGACCGGCGCGCTGCAGCGTTACACCGTCAGCAAAACCGACCTGTTCGATGTAGCGCTTTACGATCACATCGCAGAATTTCTCATCCAGCTCTATGGTGTAGCAGGAACGGTCCGACTGCTCACAGGCAATGAGCGTGGAGCCGGAGCCGCCGAAAGGATCGAGCACCAGCGTATTGCTCATGCTGGAGTTCATGATCGGATAGGCCAGAAGCGCTATCGGCTTCATAGTTGGGTGGTCGCCGTTCTTCTTGGGCTTGTCATATTCCCAGACGGTGGTTTCTTTCCGGCCTGCGTACCACTCGTGCTTTCCGGACTTCTTCCAGCCGAAGAGAACGGGCTCATGAATCCATTGATATGGGCTGCGGCCCAGCACCAACGAGTTCTTTTTCCAAATGCAGCAGCCGGAGAGATAGAAGCCAGCGTCGGCAAATGCCCTGCGGAAATTCAATCCTTCGGTATCCGCGTGGAACACGTAGATGGAAGCATCGTCAGCCATAGCCTTTTCCGTGAGCGTGAAAGCGTCGAGCAGGAACTGATAAAAGGCGTCGTTTGCCATATTATCGTTTTTGATCTTCCCGGCGCTGCCTTCATAGTTCACATTGTATGGTGGGTCCGTCACCACGAGATTTGCTTTGGCTCCGGCCATCAGAAGCTCGAAGGTTTCTGCTTTGGTGGAGTCGCCGCATACCAACCGGTGACGGCCCAGCGTCCATATATCACCGGGCTTTGTGATGGCAGGCTTTTTGAGTTCTTCCTCTACATCAAAATCATCATCGTGAATGCCGTCCTTCAGGCTATCCTTAAACAGGTCATCCAGCTCGGCGGGCTCGAAGCCGGTGAGGGAAACATCAAAATCCGCTCCCTGTAGATCGGCAATGAGCAGGGCCAGCTTGTCCTTATCCCAATCGCCGGAGATCTTATTGAGCGCAACATTGAGGGCCTTTTCCTTTTCTTCGGAAAGATCCACAACGACGCATTCGACCTCATCAATGCCCATGTCGATCAGCACCTTCAGACGCTGATGTCCGCCGACCACGCGACCGGTCGCCTGATTCCAGATGACGGGCTCCACATAGCCGAACTGTTCAATGGAGCGTTTCAGCTTTTCATATTCCGGATCACCGGGCTTCAAATCCTTACGCGGGTTATATTCCGCAGGGATAAGGTCGGTGACTTTCTTTTTCTCTATTAACATATCAGTCCCCACTCAGCGAATTTTTCAAAGCCGCCGATGCGGTCAATGAAGGCTTTCGCTGTTTCTACGATTCTCTCGTATGGAATACCGTCAACGATATCATTACCGATGGCGCAGACGAGTTCGACCGGTGCTCCGGTTTCCTGTGCCTTGAGCCATGCGTAAATGTTAACGCTGACGTCGGCCTTGGAGAGGTCCTTGCCGTGTAAACCACCGCCCGTCACGGAGTCGCCCATATCAGAGCCGAGCTTCCGATTGACAGCGCCGGTATCGACATCTGTACCTCCGGTCCAATCACCGAGCGGATTGATCTCGGCTTCCGGATAGGTCTCGCGCAGATGATAGGTCTTGGCGTTGCTCTGGCAAATGATCAGGTGGGCCTCATCAAGAATGTACTTACCGTCACAGCCATAGGTTTCATATATTTGTTTTGCGATAGCCGCCAGAGCTTTCTGTTCTTCGGTCACAGGCATGCCCTTGAAGATGCCATTGTCGCCACAGCGTATGCTACCAGCCTGATTGTCTGCCAGATGTTTATCCTGCGGAACTTCGACATAATCTGACAAAATACGACCACCGGCGATGCGGTGGACGATAGCGGCAGCTTCCTCATCCGTAATATGTACGGAAGACTCTGCGATGATATGGCAGACGCCATGACCGATCAGGACCTCCACGGCTATTTTCGGATTGCGTTCTTTTTGGTACGCAAGGTCGACAAGAGCATCGGCAACGCGGTCGGCTACCTTGTCGGGATGCGCCGGATTTACTTTTTCATACATATCAGTTTCCTTTCCGAGCGGTGAGCAGCCGCTCCATAACGTCATCCTGCGGAGAGATGCCGCCGTATTCCGTCATGCAGTTTTCCCGGACGATCTGGAAAATTTCTCCCCAGATGCGGTTCGACTGCGTCATATATTTATCTGCGATAGCAACATACGGTGACTGAATGGCTGCGCCGGTAGTCGGGTGTTTCGCTAAAAAGCCAAACTCAGAGGTTGCCGC